CCAAATGCAAATAAATGTCTATCTCGATCTGATACAAGGGTCATAATAGATTTTGTAGGTGCTCCACTTACAACGGCTGCTCTTGTAGAAAGTCTAGAAGCTGCAGATGGATCCCAAGTATAAGTTTTACCATTCTTGACTGTAGCAACGAGTATCTGGCCAAAGTTATCAAGCGACCAGGAGCCTGCAGTTAAAGTAACAGTTGTTGAAGAAGACTCTTCTCCCCAATCTTGCCAATAAGTTGCATTAGTTACGACAGCGGCTGTTGAATGTGAAGCTGCAGTTGTACCATTAGCACCCCTTGTACAACCTGTAAAAGTAGTTGCAGTTTTTCCAGTATAAGTAATTAATTCAGTGTCAATATCTATTGTTCCAGAAGTTGGAAATCCTGTAGTTGAAACAACTGTAATAGTTGTAACAGAATTATTGATACCTCCATTTAATGCATTTGCTACACTTGGAATAACTGTTCCACCAAATAATCCAGTTCCCCATCCATAAGCAGAAGTTTGAGATATAGGACCAATTGTAACATAAGGGGTCATTGATAAAGCTCCACCCGCAGTCACACCTGTTCCAGTTTCAGCGCTTGCCATTGTAACTGTAAAAGTATTTGCTGTTGGTGTTGAAATTACTTCAAATGTATTTGTTGTAAAACTTGCTGACGTATATCCAGTTGAAGGTGACCCTGGAGTTGTAACACTTGTAAAAATTATATAGTCACCGGTAATTAAACCATGTGCTGTTAAATTAATTGTAACAGTTGTAGAAGATGTTGTTGATGTATAAGTTCCTCCAGATATTAAAGTACCAAGAGGTGTAATATCGTAAAATTGACCTTCATAATAAATAACTAATAATTTAGATGATCCTAAGGCTGCATATTTTTTACCATCTAATGCTGTCCACGTATGCTGGTCTCTAACAGGACCTGCTAATGTATATTGATTTAATTGCTGCCAACCACCTATCTTTTGTGGCTCTCCATAACGAAATCTAATATTATCACCATCAATCCATTGCCCTTCGGCTCCGGTTGCAGTTTGTTGTTTATTGAATCCAGGCTTAAATTGTATCTTCTGTAATGGCATAACTTTACTTATATACGCCTTTTTGCTATTGTACAACGCAGAATTTAAAAGGATAAAGATAATATGTCAATCAATATACCACTAAAAGTAGACAATCTATTTTGTACTCCAGTCTATAGTTTATTAATGCCAACCTTCTTAAATGAGGTAAATAAAATATCAGATAGATATATTGAAGAAGCTAGAAATAATAATCAAAAAATTATAGAGGAGAGAAATAAATTTTTAGGAAAAGATTTAAAAGACTTTGCCGTGGTCCATCATTCTGCATTTATGGGTAATGATCCAGAACTTAAAGAATTTAAAGCATTTATAAAAGATACTTCTTATACAATTTTAACAGAACAAGGTTATGATTTATCTGAACACAAACTTTATTTTAAAGATTTATGGGTGCAAGAATTTCCTAAAGCTGGTGGTGGTGAGCATTGGCCACATGTGCATGAGAGTAGTCATATATCAGGATTCTATTTTTTAAAATGTTCGCCGAAGACATCTATGCCCGTGTTCCATGATCCTAGACCCGCTAAGTGGATAACCGAACTGCCCATGAAACAAGAATCAGTGCAGTATGCTTATAATCGTTTTTCATATCCCGTGCTTCCCGGAACATTTGTATTTTTTAATTCTTATTTAACACATCAATATGCATTGGATGCTGGAATAGATCCTTTTAGATTTGTTCATTTTAATATTCAATGTTTTAGACCTTATGAGGAGAACGTATGAATTTAAAAATAAAAGATCTTATTTATAGACAAAATAATATTGTTCCTGAAGATAAATGTAATTATTTTATAAACATTTTTGAAAAACATAAAGATAAATTATTTTTTGAAAGTAGTATAAAATATACAGAAGAAAAAAATAACATAAAACAAAGAGATAATTTTAAATGTTTAAATTTATCAAATTTTTATGAAATTAAAGAAATTAAAGAAGCCGCTGATTTAGCAATGTTTTATATAAATATTATGATTTTAAATTATACAAATTATTTAAAAATAAATATTTCTAAATTTATAACTGATGAATATATTAATAAAACCTCAAATATAAGAATATTAAAATATTCAATTGGTGAACAGATAATAGATCATTTAGATATAACTCCCCATACTAGAGCATCCTGTACTTTAAATTTAAATAATAATTATACGGGAGGAGAGTTTACTTTTTTTTCAGGGAAACACATTGAAACATTTAAAACAGGCGATGGAATGATTTTTCCAACAGAACCAATATGGATACATGGTACTAAACCTATACTTTCTGGTGAAAGATATTCCATAAATTGTTTTTTAAAATCATGAAATTAATATATAATTTAGAAGATAAATTATTTTATATACAAAATTTTTTACCAAATCACGAATATAAAAGAATTCACAATGAAATATTTAAAGAAGTAAAAAAACTTACATATTTAGAAGATGCATCTAAATTATGGCAAAAAAATTTATTAAATAATTTAGAAACACCAAAAAGAGTTGAAATTAATGAAAATTATTTTAAATTTTATAAAATATTACTTTTACACCAACCATATGTAAAAATAAAAAATTTTAATGAAAATTTTAACTTTATAATTCACATGATGGGTAAAAATTCTGGTATTAATTGGCATGAGGATAGCCATGCGGAATATGGAATTACTTATTATTTAAATAAAAGATGGAATAAAAACTGGGGGGGAGAATTTATGTTTACCTATAATGGACAAAATGGATATATACCCGTCATTGGAAATTCTGTGGTTATTATAAAAACACCTTTACTACATAAAGTAAATCCAGTATTAACAAGTAGTTTTAAAAGGATTACAATACAGAATTTTATAAAATAAATTAATTTAAAATGATTATACTTGATGAGATAAAACAAGAAGAAAATTTTTCACATAGTATGTTTGTCACTTATCCAAGGACAATTCAAATATCACATGGTGTTTATGATAACGTTGTTGATATGATGAACATGTGTACAATGATTTCACAAAATTTAGATACAACAGAACTTACAAATGTTCATGGTGGTAAAACTTCATGGGGATTTTTTAATGATAAACCAGAATTTACAAGATTTATAGATTACGTAGTTAATAAACATCAAAACTCAAATCCATTTTTTAATAGAAATAATTGGTACGATAAAAAAATTAGTTATGATTCTTGGGGTAATGAAATCAAAAAAGGAGATAGTGTTGAAATGCATACTCATGAAGACCATCATTTAATTTTATATTTAACTGAAGGAGCTCCACTAATATTACCAGAACTTAAGATGACTATTCATCCTAAAAGAGGTCATTACTATATATTTCCACCTAATATATTACATGGTGTAGGTAAAGTTGAAACAGATGGTAAAACAAGATATTGTTTAGTTTCAAATTTAATAGAAAAAGCAGATTGGAAAACAAAAAAAGTAATTAAGGATATAAGTGATGCAAGAGAGAAAAAGTAGTATTAAAGACTTTATTGGTATTTATGATGGATATATTCCAGATGAAGCCTGTGATCAAGCAGTAGAATTATTCAAAAAATATCAAGAATTCAATAAGGTATTCTCAAGATTTACATCGGAAGGAACAACACAAGATAGAAAAGATGATAAACACTTATTCTGTACAGGAGATGTTTTAACAGATGAAGAATTCAATGTTAATAAATTAAAACTATTAATGGTCAATTTTGATATGGCATTAAGACATTATTATACTGAAACCAATATTAAAAAATATACAGCAGAAGACATTATAACAGACCATGTTAAAATCCAAAAAACTATACCTTCTCAAGGTTATCATGTATGGCATGTTGAACATGCTGCAGGAAGGGAGATGGCAAAAAGAGTTCTTGTTTATTCTATATACTTAAATACTGTTGAAGATGGTGGTGAAACTGAATTTTTATATCAATCACAAAGAGTTAAACCAGTTAAAGGTAGAATTGTAATATGGCCAGCAGGATTTCCATATGTACATAGAGGTAATCCTCCATTAAGTGGAGAAAAATATATCGTTACTTCTTGGATTAATTATAAATAGAAAATATAAAATGAATAATAAATTTATTTTAATTGATGATTTTTTACCACAATTAAATTTTATTTTACCAAAAATTATAGAAACACCTTTGTATGACTTAAATGAGTATGCTTCTAAATTTTCATCACCTGGAAAATGGCCTGGTAAAAGAAGTCAATCATTAATTGTTGAAAACAGGCTTTTATATGCTTATGTTATGGAAACTGTTTTTAATAAAGTAGATATTTTAAAAAATAAAAATTTTAATTGTCTAATGTTTCTTCATCTAAGGAGAAGTGAAGATGCTCAAAAAGATTGGATACATAAGGATCCCCACACATTCAGTGCATTAATCTATTTAAACGAAACAAATTTAAATTCAGGTACAAAAATATATAATGATAAAAAAGAAGAGACAGCAGATATTAAATATATACAAAATAGATTTTTTATGTTTAATGGAAACTGTAACCATATAGGCTACGGTCATTTTGGAGAAAATCCTAATAATGGAAGATTAACTTTTAATTTATTTATAGATATATTTTAATATTAAATTTAAGGTCTAGGTCCGATTCTTACTACTTTTTCTTCTTGAGTTTCAGCTCTCTTAGTACCATCCGCCAATGTTATTTGAACATTGTTTTTGTCCCAAGAAACTTGAGCCTGGTAAGTTTGTTCAGTTAGATTAAATCTATCAATATATTTCTGAAGAGTAGATGTATTGGTAATAGGCACATTACCTTTACCTGAAGATACTTTATATTCAATTTCTTTTTGACCATCTGAATGATACTGAATAGCATGAATGTCCTTATCTATAGAATTCCAGAATTCTGAATCATTATTAATAACATGACAGCGTCTATTAGGATGTTGACACTCTATAGTCTCTAAATAAATAGCTTGATCTTCTGGTATTACTGTTAAATGCATAAATATATCCTTAAGTTTTAATAATATAATTTAAAACTAATCCAGGTTGTAAAACTGAACTAGCTGAACCAGTAAAATTAGCAGATAAATTATGACTATGAGATCCACCACCACCCGCTGCACCAGTATTCATACTAGCAGCAGAAGGAACATTTTGTGCTGAAGCACAGTTAGAAGGTGCTGCCATAGCAACAGCTGCTGTATGTGTATGAGAAGCAATTTGTGCAGTTGTTAAAGTTGTAGCAGCAGTTGATCCTGCAATGTTTCCAGTTGGAGTTACAGTATTTGCTCCGATACCTTGTGCTAAAGCTTTAGAATTTGCTGAACTAACACCTACGATTGTTCTATCTCTTAAATCTGGAACTAAAAAAGATGCACCTGATCCACCATATGTATAAGCAATAACTGCAAATAATGCAGCGTAAGTTGTTGTTGAATAAGATGTACCATCACATAATAAAAATCCAGATGGAATTGAAGCCGAACCCCAAGGTACAACTATTCCAGTATTTACACCTTGAATACTTGTTAAGTTTGCTCCGTCAAAATTATATTTTGTTGCTTCGTAATTTGCCATAATTATTTATTCGTATAAGTCCAACCAACTGTTGCATCACCTGAATACACTAATGTAAATCCAGCTCCTTGAGTATTGATAACAAGATCAGCTGCAGTATTTGCTATGTTACTTGAATTTCTTCCAATAGTCAAAGGTTTGGTACTAAAAGTATATCCTGCATCTACAAAAGATACTATATCTCCTGTTGCAGGAGAGGCTGGAAGAGTAATAGTAAAAGAAGCTGTAGCTGTATTTGCCAATATTGCAGACGCTGGTTGAACTGTAGCCGTTGTACTTACAGTTCTCCACACTTGCTCTATATTAGCGAGTTTTACATTTGTTGCATCAGAATATAATGTATATTTATTTCCTTGCGCTAATTTAACTCCTGTTCCAGAAGTTGTTTTAAAAGTAACAGTGTTTGTTCCATGAGTAATTTGATTATCAACAAAATATGTTTTTTCAATTCCGTCTGGAACAAGTATATTTATATTTGTAGTAGGAGTTCCTGTAAATTGAAGAACAGCGTTTTTACCATCTGATATTGCACCGTTTGTAAGCGTAAGAGTGTAACCAGTTGTTGCATTAACTGCAACCGTTTGATAACCAGCAATTGCTTGCTGTAAAATATTTAAATTTGTATTTGTAATATCACCCCATGTACCAGCGTTTTCGCCAGTTACCATTAACTCTAGTTTGAGGTCGGTAGAATAACTTGATGCCATATTAATTCCTTATTATACTATATTATTTAATTTAAGCGGCTGTGTCAACATCTGTCCAAGTTGCTGTAGTTCCTGTACTTACATTTGTATAACTTACAGTAGTTCCAGTATCAATTATTGCCCAGACTTGAGGATTTACACTATTTAATTGAATAGTCAACGAATTTCCTGTTACAGAAACAGTAACATTACCAATAACAGAAACACTATTTAAAGAAGTAGTTAACGATTCACCAGTAACAGTTACATTTTGACCTATTGGTACGGATACACTATTTAAAGATGTAGTTAATGATTGACCTGTTAAAGTTACAACTGCTGTTCCTATTGTAGTTACACTATTTAAAGATGTAGTTAATGATTGGCCAGTAACGCTTACATCTGTAACTAAATTAGCAGTTACACTTCTTAAAGAAGTGGTTAATGATTGTCCCGTAACACTTATATTTGTAACCGCTAACGCAGTTACACTATTTAAAGAAGCAGTTAATGATTGACCAGTAACACTGATAGCAATTGAATCCGTTACACCCCACTCATTTTCACCCCAAGTTAATCTACCCCAGCCAGAATTAATTTCTCCTGAAATACTTACTGAATTTAAAGATGTGGTTAATGATTGACGAGTAACACTTACACTTATGCCTATTGATGAATCTACGTTATTTAAAGATGTGGTTAATGATTGACCTGTTAAAGTTACAACTGCTGTTCCTATTGGAGTTACACTATTTAAAGATGTAGTTAATGATTGACGTGTAACGCTTACATCTACACCCAGTGGTGTAGTTACACTATTTAAAACTGTGTTTAATGTAAAACCTGTAAGAGAAACACTAGCGCTATTTTGTTGTCCCCAAAATCCTGTGTTCCAGGTAAGTTGACCCCAATTATCGTTTGCCATAATAGGTTACTCCTATTATGCAATAGTTAGAATTGCCGCTGCTGTTGTTGCTGCTGGAAACTGAATTGTAAAAGTTCCAGACGTTGCAGTTTTATCTCCACCAAAACTTAATACAGCTACTGCTTTATTAGAAGATGATGTATTATAAATTAAAGCTCCTGCTGCAGTTAAAGTAACTCCAGTAAAAGAAATATCATCAAAATCTATAAATGCAACACCACTTGAAACAACTGGTGAT